TTCAAAAAAATTCAGGAAACAATTTTTTAGACAATTTAATACTCCTGAGTGGTGGATTAAGGGTCTTGAAGAGTTCGGGGGGAACACTGGGACTAAGGATTGGTATGTATGTAGACGAGAAATTTTAGAGTCCGAATGGGTAGAGATTAAAGATAGATATAATCCTAAAAATTCTATAAAACGTAAAAAATAAGGTTGATTGTATGAAAATTTTAGCACAGATAGAAAGTGATAAAGATCCGACAAAATATGAAATTCGAGTAGGAGAGGACTTTCAGACTTATTGTACTTGTCCTGCCTGGCGATTCTCTAAAATAGTCCCTAAGAAATGTAAACACCTAGAACGATTTATGTGTGGAGAGTTCGATTTTATAGGCAATAATAAGGTCTCAGGTGTGGATAATAAAGATGGATTTTCTATTAGGGCGATACTGTTAGATTAGTATTGACTTAGGTAGTTGATTCTAGTATACTACTAGTATAAAATTAAATAAAGGAATAAAGTTATGCCGTGTTATGTAAGTTATAGAGTCTCTGCGTGGTCTGATGCAGGTATAAAGTTAAAAGAAGATGAACTTTCTCTCTTTGAAGAGGTAGCGGGTAAGTTAAATATTAATTATAAGATTAATAAAGATTCCAAGCTACAACTAGGAAAGGGTACTTATACTGTCTTTCTTAAAGATTTATCTCAAATTTCTGCTCTTCAAGAAGAGTTTAAGTTCAAACAAATACAGAAATCAGCACGTAAAAAGTTTAATATGGTCTCTAAGGAAGTTAAACAGGTAAAGGTAGGTAAATAATGAAGACATTTACTCTTTCAGATGGCAAAAAAGAGGTTTTAGTTAAGTTGGAAGGTGAGGAAATAACTGTTGAATTAGTTAAGGGTTTCCCACCTGGTGCCAAGGCTGAAGATTTTGCAGACGTTTTATTAAAGGGTATGGCAACTAAGGATAAAGTGTCACATAAGCCTCATATTCATACTTCAGCAGGTCAAGTAGTTTACACAAAATAAATAGGGAATTGAAAAATGATTAGTAAAAAAATGTATACTCAAAAAATATCAATGAGTCAGTTTAATGGATATGATCATAGAGCTAATAACGGTAATCACTCAATGTTCAAAAAACCAGAGGTAATAGCTATCATGGGATTAGAACTAGGTGAGGCTCTTCTGATGGGGCATGGTGATTATAAATGTAAGGGCGGTGAAGGAATAGGAAGTAGTTATTCATGTGGAATACAAAACCTATGTTATCGCTTGAATAGCACTGAACTGCCAGACGATGAAATGTTCACAGTCTTACATCCACAAGAATACCGAGGCAAGAAAGTTGCAGTTGCTAGAGTTAAAGCAAGAAAAGTTGGTCATCTTAAACATAAGGTAAAGTAGTCTATATAAAATAAAGGATAAGGTAAAAATGAATATCCCTAATGAGTGGGCATTTGCTTTTTTCGATTTAGGGTCGAAAGAATCAGCCCGACGGGTAAGGTTACATAGAAATCTAAAGAAGGTTGGAGCTGCAATACATTCACAGTCAGTATATTGTATGCCTTATTCCATAAATGGATTCAAATCTTTGAAAGATTTAGATAGTGGGGTGTTTGTGGTGAAGGCGGATGTGGATGATTCTCAAACTGCTGAATTAGTTGATGCTTATGATGTATTCATTGAGAATCTATCTGATGAAATATCCCATAAGATTGATGATTTAGAGGATGCTAAAGCGGCGTCCACTGATATGGTTAGCAAGCGTAGTTATACTAAAAGATTTAATAAGATGAATGAGCGGGTAGACCATCTGGAGTATGTAATGTTACTACGACATCATCCAGATGTGTTGGATAAGGTAGAAAAATTTAAGAAACGGATTGCTGAAATAGATGGTTACGACTCAGGGAAGCTTATATAACAAGTATAGGCCAACTACTCTTTCTGAGGTAGTTGGCCAGGATATTATAATTACGATTCTTCGTAATGCAGTTAAATTAAATAGGGTAGCTAATGCTTATCTATTTAGGGGATCTAGGGGTAGTGGTAAAACTTCTACAGCTAGAATACTTTGTAGGTCGGCTAATTGTGTTAATTTCCAGAATGATATCTGTGGTTCTTGTGATGGGTGTTTACATTCTATGAAAGATGCTATGGAGATTGATGCTGCCTCTAATAGAGGAATAGCAGATGTAACTGATTTAATAGAAACTTTACAATATAGACCCAAGTTTGTTGATAGACGGTTTGTAATTATAGATGAGGCTCATCAGTTAACTTCGGCAGCATTAAATGCTTTATTAAAAATCGTAGAAGAGCCTCCTAAACATATTAATTTCATTTTTTGCACCACTAAATCTTTAGATACTCCAAAAACTGAGACTGATAAAGCATTTGCTACTCTATCTTCTAGGTGTCAGTCGTTTGATTTCACTACTGTAGATCCAGAGGCGATACTAACTAAATTAAAGCGTATCTGTATAGCGGAAAAGGTTAGTTTATCTGATGAAGTTTTGATTAGTATTGTCGGTAAAGCAGATGGATCATTACGGGATGCCGAAAATATATTAGAGACTGCAATATTATTATCAATTGGTAATTCTACTGAAACTGTAGTTAATAATTTAGTAGGTGATGTGGAATTCTTATCTGCTGAATTTTTACGTGCCTGTTGTTTAGGTACTGTCTCTAATGGATTAGTTGTTGCTAATAAAATATGGCAATCAGGTTGCCTCCCGGTAGAGGTTGGAGAGCGTTGTTGCAGATTTATATTTGACGTTATTAGCCTTAAATCTGGATTGACAGCGTATCGTCCTTCTGCTATCGTTTCATTACTTAGAGAAATTTCTGAACATGTTGAACAAAATAGGTTACATAAAGTAGCAGTCGCTATGAGTGACCTAAAACGGACCAAATTAGATTCAGTTTTATCTTTAGAATTAACAGTTTGTGATTCTCAAGATGACAGTTTAGTAGCTTCTGTAAGTAATTCTTTTGTAGATGATGGGGATTTTCACATAGTTAATCCTGATGCTGTAAAATGGTAAACATTAAAGAAGATTTATTATCAGTAACTATAGATTCTCCGGCTGACTTCCGGAAATGGCTTAATTCTGTTGATAATAAAACTTATATAATTAACCATGATTTGGAGTTTTGGCATAAATCAGGACCACCCCATAGATGTTTTTTACATGAGAGGATACATAGACGGATCAATACCTGGGAAAATTCTTCAAAGTTAGTTCGTCACGATTCTAGAAAGCAGTTATGGGTGACTTTAAAATTACCAGATCATTTTTGTGTTACATGTGGACGCAGAATTAGGGAAAAGTTTTACGAATGTTGGTCATGTAAGATTAGAACTGCGTACGCAGAGAGACCATTTTATGAACAGCTTCCTATCCAGGACGCTGTTTTGACTACTCAGGAGTTTGAAAAAGGATATAGACTATTCAAATTTTTAGATGTAGGGTGTAAACTCAGAGTTACTCACTATAGTTGTGATAATCCTAGTAAGTGTTTACATTTTAGGTGGTATCTAAATAATAGACGGAGTAGACTTCCTAAATATACTACTAAGGTAATCGGAGATACTACTTACGTAGTAAAAATAATAGGTAATAGGGGATTATAGGTCTGTTCTATGAGATGTACTATTTGTGAAGAATTGGTAGCTGATGGCATGGATTGCGATCTTTGTGAAAGTTTTATTTGTGAAGATTGCGTAGAAGAAAGTAATATAGATAATTCGGTGTTTTGCTCTGCGGATTGTAGAGAAGAATATCATAATCAGTGATATAATAATTAATTATATCGATGAAATTGTTCTACGTGAGTTAATTTATGAGTGATGTGGATTGGGAAATTCGATATGATAAAGCTGTTTCCAGCCTAGTTAGGGAAACGCTTACTATTTCTGAGGGGTTCTTCTTGGATGCTGGACAACGTGCAGCACTAAGGAGACTCATGCGGAAGTCTATATACGGTATAATGGATGATCTGAAAGAGGGTCTACAAAAAGAATTATCTGAAACGGAGAATGAAGATGCCTGATTTTAAGGGACGCAAGGATTTTCCTGAGGTAGCTGACGAGAAAATTAGAATAGGTGATTACAGTGGCAATAACAGGGTTGTTGTTACTGATATATACTCGCCTAAAGGGGAGCCAGAGCTCAGAGATCAGATAATGGAACCAGTTAAGGGTCCAGACTCTGAAAATGGTTATGAGTCTCGAATATTGTCTCAGCAACCAGTGATAGTTCTTTCTGATGATTCAGAAGAACAATCATTAATTAATTCTATAGATAAGTATTTAGACAATTAATTAAATGCCGTCTAAATCTGAGAAACAACGTAGATTTATGGGGGCTGAATTATCTCGTCTTAGATCTGGCGAGAAAACGGAGACTGGTATGTCAGAAGAACAATTAAGCGATTATGCTGCTAAAGAGGAATTTGTTTTATCTTTGATAGATAAATATCTAGGTAAGGATAAAAAGAATGTTTGCCCTAAATGTGGAAAAGATCATATAGATAGTATAGATAAGCAGGGAATTCACCAAACCCATTCCGGATCTTCTGGGGCATATTCAGCTGGTAGTCTTGGCGGTTGAGGATAATTAGCTATCAGTTTGGTAGCTTAATTTAGTAAAGAATTAGATGATACGTGAAAAACATATAATTTCATTAATATCCTCATATGTATCTAAACATGCTGAATCGGAGGATATGTATCCCCGTGGCCATAAAAAAGGTGATTCAGATCACATAGAGGCACAAAACTGCTATACCGAAAATATAGGCGGTACCTCTGGAGCCTCAGGTGGGGGCGCTCCAGTTAAATCTACATTTGGGAGTGATGCTGGAGATTCAAATGTAACAGGTGGGGGACTTATGAGAGAGAGTTTCGGTGGTAGCATGGCCGATACTGCTGCGTTTTATGAGGGTGCTGCTACTGATGAGAAAGTAGCTGAGAAAGATCCTATTAGTCATTCAGCCCGTAGAAAGAATCTAGAATCTATTGTAATTGATATAATTTCTACTTTTTTAGATAAACCTGAAGAAGTAGAAAGATTTAAGTGTGGGCATAAAAAAGGAGATCCAAATCATTTAGAGGCTCAAGCCGATTGCGGGGGTGAGCCTCCTAAAGTGGACTCTGATAGTCTAGGCGTTCTTCCAGATTCTGGTTCAGCATTTGATGTAGGGTACACAAATCCAGGTATGGGTACTACCGCTGTAGGTCAAGCAGGTTACTCACGTGCTGATCAGATTGCAGGTACTGGTGGAGGGGCCGGTTATGATTCTATCAAGGAGACCCCACATGCTGCTTGGTGGGATTAAGGTTAACAATTAAATATAGTTGAGATTATTTATGGTATTAGATGATCAAGATTGGGCATTACCTCAAATAGAGTCAATTAATGCTAATAATGAAGAGTTATTACTCTTAGATTGGATTCTGTGTTCTGCGTCAGGTCTTATTCCGGGAGCAACTCTTGATGATTTAATGGAACGCTGGACTGATCTTCGGATGGATGTTTGGAAGTGTATTATAGAAATAAGGAACGACCCTGATAGAAATCAGCATATAGATGGCGGAAATGTTCCATTATTGATGGATGAGTTTACTGCTAAAGTTCTATTAGCAGTAGTCCCAACTACTTTTAGATGGGGAACCGGATCAGATTGTGGCCATTCTTTAAAGTTAAAACTATATAATTTTCTGACAGGTGGTATTTATGACAACTCCAGCAAGAACCAAACCAACCGTGGTCCCGAGAACCCGTCCCCAGACCCATCCGGACCAGAAGCCTAATTTTGAACCGCAGAGATGGTGTCCTACTCAGACTGAAAAGATTGCACCTCATATTCCGTAATGTTTAAACCTAGCCCACATATGCCAGGAAAGAGGATTAATCGTACTTTTCATAATTATACAGAGTATCAGGATAGTCTGTGGCAAGCTCTAGATGATTTTTATTTTGCAGATTTACAGGGATACGGACATACTAGGATGCCTAGCCCTGATAAAGTCATAGAGCCATCATTTCCACATCAGCTAGATTTTAGTGGTTGGAAAGAACGAGTAATTGAGAGGTGGGCAGCCGAAGCCAGAAGAGATCCAGCTACAAAAGGCATAGAAGAGGACGAAATACCAGAAAACTTATGGTATTATTTATATGAAAGATTTCTAGATTGTGAGAAATACTATGCGCCCCCCACTGGAGGTCGTCATAGCTACTCTACTTAATTAAGGTGAAGGAATGGTTTTATCCAAAATTAAGAAGGAAGCAGGTAAGGTAAAAATGCAAGCAACAATAGAACTCCAAAGAAAGGCAAATGTTCAGTGGATATTAGATAATCGTCATGATTTAACTGAGAATTATCCTAATAGGTGGATGGCAGTTGAAAATCAATCGGTACAGATCGTAGATATAGATATATTTACTGTTTTTAAGATAATGGACATGCGGGAATGTTCACCAGCTACTGTTTATTACTTGTGTAACGAGTATCAATCACCAGTAATATTGGTGAAACCATCGGAGGTTTGGCGGGATGCAACAGAAAAATCAGGTTGATTCTCAATTTTTACAGGGATTAGAGATGCTGATTGATTCCATTTCTAAGTCTGAGGACGTTATCATAAAGGATGATGCAGATCATTGGTGTCCTGATGTGCAAGAGTGGCACACAGCAGATCATGAACCTGCCAATCCTCCTAGCGTTCATGTAAATGTAGATAATTCTAATGGTGATGATCCTTACCAGTCTGAAAATGGTGATGTTGAGAAAGCTTGGGGAGCGGTAGCTGGAAAAGTTGCTGGATCTTTAGCTAGAGAGGCTGGACGTGGTGCTGGTGCGGGTGCTGTTGATGCTGCGGCAAATCGTCTGACGGGAAAGTCGGAAGAGGTATCCAAGCAATCCACTGTCGGTAATGAGAATTTAGGCGGTGGAAATTCTTTTGCCGCTAAAGGTGGATCTTCGGGTATGGTAGTCATGGCAGATGATGATTCAGAAATACCACCATTCAGACCTAGTTCTCCTGCACCACCAACAAGCACACGTCCAACATCGGATGGACCAACTACTACCACTAAAGAATATGACCAAAAGACTAATCTTCCTTCTGTAGAACAAGAAGGTAGCGAAGATAGTGTTGCTCAGCCATTTTTACGACGTAGAGAAGTTCGTAAAGATGATACTCATGATATAGGTGAGATTGAGATTGAGGGATTAGAGTCTCAACTAACCGACGAGGAGGCGGATGACGCTCCTGCTCCTACCGCTGCCCCCGAACCTACTACTCCAACGCCTTCTGCTACGCCAGCTACACCTTTAAAAACAGCAGGAAAGGTATTAAGTGGAGTAGGCGCAGCCCTTAAACCTGTGGCTACGGCCATTAAACCCGCAGTGGATATGGTAGGAAATTTTGCTACTGGCGGACTCGCTCCTAGTGTTACTAACACGCTTGGCCAATTTAAGCCACAAAAGCCAAAGAAAGTTGGAGTCACTGCTACTACCACTCCTAAAACTACTACCACTCCTAAAACTACTACACCCAAACCTACAGACTCAGGAGGCGGTGCCGGAGGAGCGGGAGGTGCTGGAGGAGCGGGAGGTGGCGGAATTCCAAAATCTCATCATGATGAAATTAAAAAGTCCTATGAGCAATCCATTGATATGCTAAAAATATGGGCATCGGTAGATCGTGAATTAATTAAAGATGATCCTACTGATTTAGTAGATGATTTAAATATTTTAAATTCATTCGATCTTGGAATTAATATAAATGCGGAAGATTTGGTAGATGGCACTATAGTTCATAAAATGTTAGTAGATAGGGCTAGTAGACCTACCAAAGAATGGTGGGAAGCTAGTTTAAATCTAGCTAAAAGTATAGAAAATGTTGAAGAACCTGCATTTTTAGCTGCTTACCTATACTATGATTCAGATGAATTTGATCTAGGTGATTTTATTTCAGTACAGAAAACTGGTGAAGTAGATCAACGATCTGAATATGGAAAACCTCAAGACCTTGAGATGCCAGAAAATAGTGGTGGCGGATCAGCTATGCAAGGTCTTGGAATGTCTCAAGCTGAGGCAGATAACGGTCCTGATGACGATGAGGACTGTGATTGACCAGGTAAAGCAAAATCTCTGGAGGATTCAGAGAACAGCGAAGTAGAAAAAACTGGAAAGCTGGCCGCATTGGGACCAATGACTCAGGTCGGTTATTTAAATCCAGATAACCCTCAGGGAACAAATGAAGTCTCCCATGTTCGTAATAATGAAATGGATACGGGAATGAGGCCAGGATCATCATATGCATCATACATACCAAACTAATATAATCTCAGAATTAGATCTTCTTATTAAAGATGTAGAAGATATTGATATAGTCGGTCTTTATCAGGATGAAGATCATGCTGTTGAGTTATCCCATAAAGATGGCATTTTCTTTGTTAGATTAGATGGGGCTAATTTATATACTGGAGAGGATGGGACTGAGGCTACGTCTACTTTTTATGAGCAAATAGCTCAAATTGAGGACGATGCGAAGCACCAGCGTGACCCATCATTTGCAGCATTACGAGAAATTCTCCAGTCTAGAAATGATCATGTCAGGGAAATGTTGGCGGCTATTGGGCATGAAAGACTTGCTAGTTCATTAGATGGTATTGAATTAACTAAAGAATTTAATATGGACTCATTTCGCAATATTATACAGAAGAACATGACTACTTTAGATGTTCTTAATTTTGCTAATTATCGACCTTCTGAAGAAGAGAATAAAGAATGTCACACCTGTATCTTTTTCGCCGCTGGCGGATATTGCACTAAATTAGATTTACCTGTTAAAGAAGAGATGATGTGTGATTTCTTTAAGTCTCTGCCTATGGCTGAGAAGAATGAAGAGTGGGCACACGTATCTCATCAATCTTGGGAAGAAGCTGAACATGAAGAAGAACACGAACATGGTGGAGATGTTCAGAAAGATGTCAGCACCGACCTAATATATAGTACTGATTCAGATTTAGAATCTCCTGCTAATTTTAGAGAAGATTCACGTAAACCGAATATTATAATGCGTGAATTTATCCCTGAAAATGGAAATAAGGGATTTCAGGTACTGGCTAAAAGTGATGATGATAGTATTACTGAAGTTCAGTTAATAAATAATGATGGAAATTGGGGAGTATTCACTAAACAACGTGATTATTCTGATTTAGGTGACCCGTTTCAATCTGTTGGGGAGCCTTATTCTCCAAAAAAGGTTAAAAATGAGGAAGAGCCTAAATTTATATATGATGAAGAAGGAAATGCAGTTAAAGTAGATGAAAATGGAGAAATTGAGAAGCTTGGTCCTTTAGCGGCTATAGCGCTTCCATTATTAGGCACTGCCGCCGCTTCAGCTATACCTGCCGCTATAGGGAGCGTGGTTGATGGGGTTGGTAGTGTGATTGGGGATGCTTTAGCTGTTGGTGAAGAGGCTTCTAAATCAGAGGATTTAGATCGTAAGCCTAATGTGCCACAAGGGACTACAGTTCCTAAGAGAATAAAAGATCAACAAGACCAACATAGGAATTTAGATTATTCTGAGATTGATGAAGGTCGAGTAGAGAAGCAATCTAATGAGGGCGGATTAGGTGTAGACGATCCCGAAGCTCCTAATGACGGGACTATGGCCTCCTCCCAGCATTATCGTCGTGTTAAAGAAGATGAAGAGAATAAAAAAGCTTCATTAGCTATGAAAGCTTATGCTAATGATGGTAAAAAGGCTCAAGAACCTATTGATCCTGATGCTGATGGCAGAGAAGCGCTTTCCAGCGCAGAAGCTGGTAATGCTACACAATCTTTTAGCTCTGGTGCTGTTATAGATATGCCAGATGAGGCTTTAAATAGTAAAGCATCTGGCGGAGCAGGTGGGGAGGGTGTTGAAGGTGGAGGTGATGGCAGTGTTGCTATGATAGCCCCTCAAGATGCCACTGAATCTGACTTAGATTCTGATTATGATTCAGAATTAAGACCTATTAGGCCAACTCCAGTCATTAAAGAAGGTGGCGGAGGAGGCGGCGGTGCTGGTGGAGGGGCCGGAGCAGGTGCAGGAGCCGGAGGATTTGGTGGAGATGGTGGTGGTGGCGGAACTGCTATGACTGCTGGTGGAAGTTCTGGTTCTGATCCTTCCCATACTGATACGTATGGGGGAGGACGTGCAGGTAAGATAAAAAGATATGACTCTTCTTTAAAAATGCTTAAAGATTCAATGGATGCAGGTTCATATGAAGGGGTATCACAACTCCCTTACCCTCAGGATGATGATTCTAGACCTCGAAGAACTGTAGAACGCCATAAGCCCGGTGATTCAGAGGATGGTGAGGATAGGGCTAGTGATGATGAGCATGAAATTCCTCGTGAGCAACAACCTATTGGTGATGGATATGCCAGTAGTTATGTGATTGCTGATGATGATGAAGAGCATGAAAGTAGATATAGCCCAACTGCAATAACTCAAAAACCAGAACATGAGTTAGTTAGTAGGAAATTTATAGATGAGGATAATCGTCTTAGGAGTATTAATGATAATGCTGCTGAGCAATATACCAATTTATCTATGGTATCCCAAGATTTACAGACTCATTTCGTAAGAAGTGATGATAATCCAGAAACATTATTAAATAATGAGGCTTTTAGAGTTCTTACGTCTAATTCTATTAAAAAAATGGATACTGGACGTACTTTAGTTGTTGCTGGATGGGGTAATTATTATATTGTTGACCGTGAGGGTCATCGTCTTGGATTAGAGGGAATGCGAAGAGCTCTAGCCAAGTTCCTTGCTAAGAAAGAATTTGCCAATATGAATATTTTCCACTCCGGTATTCAAGTTGGGCAAGTTCTTCGTAAATTTACTGATCAAAATGGTAAGGAATGGCGTACTGAGGTACGACCACAGGGATTATTTGTAGTCTGTGCTTTCAGAACTGACCTAGAAGTATCTAGAAAAGCTATGGCTGAGGTTTTGCGTGGTGCTATGAGAGGTTTCTCAATAGCTGGTAATGCGAAATCTAAAGAAATTAAATGTGATCATGGTAATTGTTGGACTGAAGTTAATGATTTAGAGATTTATGAGATGACTTTATGTGTAGCTCCTATGAATCCTAAGTCATATATAACAGATATAGTTCAAAAACCTGATCCTCAAATTTGTCCTGAATGTTATGAATATGATCAGTTGGAGTATGATTCCAGCTTAAAAGTTATTTAAAATTTTAATTTTTACCAAAAAATTGCAAAAATATTTACACCTTTAATATTTTTATAATATTATATTATAAGCGAGTCCTAAAAAGGAGGGGCGTATGGCTTCCAATACTGCTGAGCTTCTGCCCATTTTGAAGGCACTTCGTGAGTATATCGTTAAGGAATATGGAGTAAATTATCCTCCACACGTCCGAGGCGAAGATGCAAGCGGGAAAGACCTTCCTAGTGATTGGCAGGAAAAGCTAAATCCATTGAGTGGTGGGGATACCGTAGGACGGGATTCTCATGGCTCACAGGGTACTAAGACCAGTAAAGCTGGTGCCCAGGGAACAGATCCATATCTACATAAGAGCGATCTTGAGGCTATTTTAGCTGATTTCGCAAAACATATGGTAGATGGACAATCAGTCCAAGCTGGGTCATCTCGTGCAGATGGAATGCACGGTGCTGGTGGATATTCATATCCCGGAGAAGAAGGTCGGATTCCAGAAGGCCGAGGTCTTGGAAAAGACGGCGAAGAGGAAGATGACGAAGAAATGATGGACGAAATCATTGACGACATCGAAGAAGATGACGATGATGATGATATGGATGACAACGGCGAAGAAGATGACATGGAGAAAAATTATATGTCTATGGGTCATGACCATATGGACAAATCCGGCGTATCTGAATTATTGAAGGATATAAAAGGATTATTGTCTTCACGTCAGCAAGAGAAGCAGGAGTACACTGCTATCTCAGGTGAAATTAACGAACTCAAAAAGTCCGTTAATGCACAAGTTCGTGATGGTATCAAGAAGGGGTTGAAGCAATTCAATCTTAATCCTTCTCGTGGCGATACAATGACTCCCATAACCAAGGAAGATTCAATACTTGGTTCAGAGAGACGGTCTATTGTCGAAATGCCTGATGCACGAATTGGTGTAGAGGGTGACTCTTTCCAGAAATCTGTTGAAGAAGATGGACAAGAGCAATTCGTCAATGGTATAGAGGAAATAATCAATCGAACTGATTCAAACGACCTCCGAGGCCACTTCAAACTGGTCAATGGAATGAGAAATCAGTCTGGTGAGCTTACTCCTCACACCTTGTACTACTATCCTAACAAGGGGGGTAAGTAATAATGGCAGCCCAAGATTTAAGTATTGCCCAATACATATCCTCTGCGGAGCGTAATCTCCGTAGTTCTCTGATGCCCCCTGGATATTTTGCTAAGCAGACATATCTACAGGTATCAGATGTGTTCACAGCGACTTATGGCCGTAAGGTCTGGGACGCACTGAACAACCAGACTAGATTCTGGAATATACTTAGAAAGGTTCAATGGGGACCTACCACTGGTTGGAGGCTTCGTTCAGATCGTGGCGATAACCGCTCCCGCCCAGTGACAGAAACTGGTTCCATACCTACCATCGATGTAAGTAACTACGTTAACGTGGACTCTGCTCCTCGTATAGTAGCTACTGACTTCGGTGTATCGCTCAAGTCTCAGATAATGAGCGGGTTGGAAGGTGGTATGGGTGATAACCTTGCAGTAGAGCAAGAAGCTGCTGCGAGGGATCACATCAAAGAGCTTAACCAAGAGTTATTGCTCCGTTCCATGACCATAGCTTCCACCGCTGGTGCTTCTGGTACTGGTGAGATAATATCAGCTGGTAACACCCTTCGTGTTGGTGACACCTTTGGTGGAACCACCATCGGTGATACCGCCCTTACATATGCTGGACTAGATGCTCAGAGTGATGCTACCTGGACTGGTGGCGGAAACCTGACTGATGGTGAAATTGTTTATGTAAAGAGCCGTGCTGGTTTCACTTCCATCGACGACATTGTTGAAGCCGATGGTCGAACCGTAGCTGGTGTAGCCGTCACCAATGGTGTTGACGTTTATAACCAAGCAACTCGTGCCGCTGGCGGTCACGTATCTGCTGCTACAGTTCTAGACAATGACGGGACAGGTAGAAATCTGACCCTGTCACTTCTAGACCAAGCCATAAGAGAAGTTCGTATCAATGGTGCAGATCCTGATGTAATTCTGATGGGTTATGACCAGTTCGACCGACTCTCTTCATTGCTACAGGCCCAGCAACGGTATCTGGACTGGGGTGAGTTCGTAGTCAAAGTTGGAGACGAATCCACTCTACCCGGTTCCCATGCTGGTTTC